TATCCTTTTTGGAAAGTGTTTTGGAAAGAATTTGTATTCGTATCTCATTACCAATCATCTCAGCAACAAATGGAGCTACTGCATTGCCGATCAATTCAAATTTAGAACCCATAGTTCCTGCAAAGTAAAACGAGTCAGGAAACGATTGTAATCGTGCCGCTTCACGAACAGAGATGGTTCGGGACTGGCTAGGATGAATATGTGTGTAACAATCCTTGCTTAGATGGGCGGTGATACAACCGCTTGGTTTATTCCATTTAAGCTTCTTGTATTTGTCTTCAAAAATATCGTCCCTGTAACGTTTTAATCTCTTCGGAAGATCGCGATACCAACCTCCTTGTTTCATCAACTTGAAAGCTTCGAGATCTTGATCGTTGTGAGTCCGGCAAACGTGATCAAAAATTTTACTTTGATCCGCCCCCAATCTCATTCGTTTGGCAAATTTTGTGAGACTTTCCTGTTTTTTGTAAAGTTGAATCCAGTCTTTATTGCCGTGTCTTATGATAGGCAAATCATTGATTGCATCTTCAACGGTAACTAGTGGAAAGGCGCGACGCCCCCGTTCGGTTACGGGAATTGGAAATACAAAATTCCTTTTTAAATCCTTGCGCACGCCGACAAAAAACAAACGTTCGCGATGTTGTGGTACTCCAAAATCACTGGCATTAATTTTGGTCCAGGAAACGTTATAGCCAGAATTTTCCATACAGAGGGCGACATTTTCAGCAACATTTAGGCCCGAGTGTGAAAGCATTCCCGCAACGTTTTCCATTACAGCAACTTTGGGCTGAAAAAATTTTACGAAACTCAAAAATCTTTTATACAACTCATTTCTCGGGTCGGTTTTCGTGCAATGTCGACCATCAGATTCCGACAAAGTACGAATTTTTCCTCTTCCGACCATGCTCCATCCTTGGCAAGGCGGTCCTCCGACAACCAAGTCAAACAAGTCATGTGAATTTGTTTTGGGAAAAAATTTACTTAAATCTTGAGGAGTAAATGAACTTAAATCTCTCTCGAGAACTTTGGTTCCGTGATGTGAGAAGTTAACTGAGAGAGTTTCAATTGCAGTAGGTTTATGATCAATGGCAACTGCTGTGTGGTACCCAGCCCAATGAAGTCCGAGACTAAATCCTCCAGCTCCCGCAAACAAATCCAAGACCCGAGGTCCTTGGCCCCTTTGAACCGCCCGCTCCAATAGCACTCCCATCGAAAATCAAAAATGGTAACCCGTTAATTTGATTATAGGTTTCGTAAAATAAAAGTCGAGATTTAATTGAGAAAAACAGTTTGTGCATTGCGGCACATCTTAGTGGATTAATGATTTATAATTGTAATTGTGACGAAATATTACAAAGGGAAAAACACTAAAAACGTTTTCATTTCGAATTCTAAAAAGCCGTTTCGCCTTAGCCGTAGCAAAATTGAATTATTTGTTAAGTGTCCAAGGTGCTTTTTTATAGATCGCAAATTAGGAATTGGTCATCCGCCTTCCTATCCATATAGTTTGAACTCCGCAGTAGACGTACTTCTAAAATGTGAATTCGATGAATATCGAAAGAAGGGTGAGCCGCATCCCCTTATGGTCAAATTCGGAATTGCTGCAGCCCCCCTTTCACATGAAAAAATGGATGAATGGCGTGACTCACTAACGCGTGGAATTCGTTTTGTTCACCCGAAAACAAATTTTGAGGTCGCGGGACCAAAGGATAGGGTTCACTAATGATTGACAAAATATACGTTCAACAAACAACAGAGAGATACGTAAAGAGCGTTTATCAAACGCCTGCAGAGCGGTCAGTACTTAAAGACTGGATTATGCACCACCAACGCTGGCCTCTGTTTATAGACAGACTCTGGTTAGACGCCAACAAATTGGACATCATGGGTAAAATGCAAACCAAGAGTCAAATAGATCACTATCTAAAATCCCAAACCATTTGTTATGTTAAAATTATTTTAGACAGAGTTTTAAAGCATAGAGGCGATGAATATCGACCTTTACCAGACTGAAGGGGATGGAATTGCATGATAGAAGAAAAGCCGATTGATTGGGAACTGTTTGAAAAACTAGCGAGTTATCCTAGAAAAATCACCACAAACGAAGAACTAGCGCAGATTCTAAAAATATCAAAAGACACACTGGAAAACAGAATAAGAGACAAATATGATATGACACTTTCGGCATATCGCGATCAAAAGTATGGAACATTTAAAATGCACCTCTTTAATATGCAGTTAAAGAGCGCGCAAAAGGGCAATGCCGCCCTTCAAATATTTTTAGGTAAGAACTATTTACAACAAGAAGACAGGCAGACGGTTTCCATTCCACAAGCTGATATTGTTTTGAAATACGCGACTGGTAAGAAATGACTTGCTTGAGCTAGGATCAACCCCATCAATAACTGAGTTTGACCCTACCGTTATTCCGTTTCAATTTAACGTGATCAACGACATACGAGAAAATTATGATTACTCTATGGGCGTACACGAGGTGCTACTTTCAGGCAGTATTGGAAGTTCTAAGAGTTTGCTCATGGCCCATTTGGCGCTTACTCACTGTTTAAAATATCCAAGGTCTAGAGTTATTTTGTGTAGGCAATCAATGCCGGATCTTAAGGACACAATTTTACAAAAGGTTCTTGATCACCTCGACGGTACCGAAGGTTTAGAACAGGACAAACACTGGCAGCATAACCAGACCAAAGCAAAAATTAATTTTTCAAACGGGTCTGAAATACTTTCAAGGTCATGGGCTGATCAAAAGTTTAAAAAATTTAGATCTATAGAAGCCTCAATGGCTATTATTGAAGAGTTAACAGAGAACGGGGAACGATACGAACCGTTTTACGGAGAGCTAAAAAACCGTATCGGACGCCTCCCACACGTTAAAGAAAATGTCATTGTGGCGGCCACTAATCCAGATTCACCCTTAACGTATTGGTATAAATATTTTATATTAGGTCAATCCCCGACTAGACACGTTTATTACTCACTTACTAGGGACAATCCTTTTTTACCTAAACAGTACCTAGCACAGCTCGAAAGGGACATGGACCCAAAGCTAGCGCGTAGAATGCTTATGGGTGAATGGATTGAGATCCAGTCAGAGGGCGTCTATTACCAATACTCTAGAGAGAATAACTTTAAGAACGAGACGTACAAGCTAGTCAAAAACATGCCGATTATTATTAGCCATGATTTTAATATAGCCACGAACAAACCAATGAGCGCATGCCTCATGCAAAAGGTTGGGGATACATTCCATGTATTTTCTGAAGTAATTTTAGACACGGCAAGAACTCAAGATGTCTACGAAGAACTCGCATCGCGTGGGATACTGGATCTAGAGCATGCGTTTATTATTCATGGCGATGCTTCAGGTAAGCACAGGGACACGAGAAATATCAAATCCGATTACGATATTATCAGGAGTTTCTTATCAAACTATAGAAAAAAAAATGGAGTTGGGGTTAGGTTTGACATCGATGTCCCGCTATCTAACCCCGCTATTCGAACTAGACACAATAGGCTTAATGCTTATTGTCAATCATCAGACAAAAGGATTAGATTGTACGTTTATAAAGAGGCCCCTACAGTAGACGAGGGAATGCGTCTCACAACACTTAAAAAAAATTCATACATTGAGGATGACTCTAAAAGATTTCAGCATGTCACCACAAGTCTTGGTTATGCAATAATGAGTCAGACAGAAGAAAAATCAGAAATGAGAGAGATCAACACATGGCAGACGTTGAAATTTTAACAGATCAAGACATCACTAAAATCATTGAGAACATTAACGGTTCGAATGAGGTGACGCGTAGGGCGCTCGCTAAGAGAAGACATGACTTTTATCGTGACGATGGAAAGAAGTTTCTAATCGAACAGATTCTAAGAGAGTTTAACGAGGACGCATTAGCAGAGTTTAGACTGTGCCCTATTAATATTTTAAAAAAGATCGTTAACAAAAGGTCTGTTGTTTATAGGAATCAACCCAAAAGAGAAACAATGGTGTCTTCGGATCAAGCTTTGATTGATTACTATGTGAAAACCCTTTGCATTGATTTGTCTATGATGCAGGCTAACCGATATTACAATCTTCATTCAAACTGTGTGTTGTATTGTTATCCAGGAAATACAACCGAAGACGGTAAGAGTGCTCTCAAGCTATGCGTAAGCCCCCCCCATCTTTATTCAATCGTACCGAGTCATTACGATCCACTTAAGATTGATACATACATTTTTAACTCATTTGTTGAGTCCGCACATATCGCACCCGCCGACGACGTGCCTAGCGCAACAGGGGTGCAGGGGTTTTCAAGAGAATCAGTTAATGTGCAAGAAAACAGACAGTATGTATTTTGGACAGACAAAGAACATTTCACAACCAACAACAACGGCGAGAAGTTATTCCTGATACCAGACAATACTGATCCGGATCAATTTACTAATCCGATTGGAATTAAGCCTGTGATTAATCTCTCAAAAGAGAGAGACGCGGAGTCATGGAGTAAGCAGGGCGCGGACCTTTTTGATCTTTGTATGGCGCTTCAAATGGGATGGTCGGACATTTTGACGATCGCTAAGCATCAGGGGTTTTCTGTTTTAACAATTATCTCACCCGTTGAGCCAAAGAAGATTTCAGTGGGTGTGAATCGCGGTGTGTGGCTTAAGCAGCCAGCCGAAGGGAAAGACCCTTCTATGCAATACGTACAATCTACCGCTCCATTGAATGACTACAAGGCGCTTTTAATGGACCTACTCGGGTTAACGCTTACGACTAACGACATGAATCCAGGCGCGGTATCCGGCAACGACCAGTCACAAGTTATGCAGTCTGGTTTTTCTCGTCTCATCCAAATGAGTGACGCTCTCGAAGCGATTGAATCAGATAAGCCAGTGTTAAGAGACGCAGAGTATAAATTATGGAAAGTTATATCCGCCTGGCATAACTGGATGTTTGACGTTGGTGTATTGAACGACGAAGCAAAGGCCATGGGTAAGTTCTCAGACAAGTTTGATGTCTCGATTCAATTTAGAGACATGCGTCCATTAGAGAGCGACCAGGAAAGAGTTTTGTTAGTTAAAGACTTACTTTCGCTGGGGCTTGTATCTAAACTAGACGCTATTAAAAAACTCAATCCAGACATGGACGATAAGCAAGCTCAGGCTAAATTGGACGAGATTGCCTCAGAGAGGCAAGAGTCCGTTTCACAGTTCATGAATGAAGAACAGCCAAAGCAATCACAGGTTAAATAATGGGAATAGTCAAATTTGACTTTGACCCATTTGAAGGATTTGAACTAACCAAGGGTCAGAAGTCCGATTTAACGGAAGACATTTCAGCGTTTGTTAAAGAATCAGTATTAGACGCTGTTGGGTCCGGAAGAACGCCGGTTGCCGGTGGAGCGTTCAAAAAAAACCTATCACCCGTCTATGCAAAAAAAACAGGGAAGAAGATTTCCAATTTAGAGTTAACTGGGGATTTGCTCGATTCACTAGAGGTTAAAGTCGTAAAAGGTCACAAGATGAGGCTTACGGTGTCAGAGAGCGAACAGGACCAGGCCGACGGTCATAATAATTTCTCTGGTAAATCTAACCTGCCAGAAAGGCAGTTCATACCAAACGCAGACCGGGGGCAGGACTTTAAAAAGGATATTAAAAAAGGGATTAAAGAAATCATAGAGGACTATTTAAATAATCAATGATTACTAAGGCTACAATTTCAAAAACAACACTAAACAGAGTTAAGAGAAAATTAGAGAGTCTTAGGTCTCCCGTGGATAGATCCACAGCAATGACAATGGGTTCAATGATTGAAGCTGAAATGAAAAACCAGATATCTAAGGGCGTATCAACCGTTGGCAACTCTGGCCGGATGCCCGCTTATAAGGCCCAAAGTAGACCAAACAAGAATGGCTACCCGTACAACACGCCTCAATTTAAATCAGGCAAGAAAAAGGATAGGCCCGTAAATTTAAAATTAACTGGGGATTTTCTAGAAGCTCTGATTTTTAAAGTTAGACAGGTTCGTGGTTCGTGGGTGACAGATGTCGGATATTTTAAAGACTCAGAAGCTAAAAAAGAATCAGGACATAGAGAGGGCGTAAACGGTCAGCCATCACGCCCGACCATTCCAACAAAACAAGAGGGGTTCTCTCAACGTATTCAAAGAATAATATCTAGCATTTATAGACGACACATACGAGAATTACTCAAACAGTAACTGACTTGATCGTATTTCGATTAAGTCTTAATATAAATCAAAGGGAGTTAAGACATGGAACAAGTCGAAACACCGAACGGTGAAAAGACGCCTGCGAATGCAGTTAACGGGAATGTGCTGGGTCAGGAAGAAAAGCCCGATCCATCTGCTTTAAAAGCCACAAACGAACGTTTGTTGGTTGAGAGCAAAAAACACAAAGAGGCATATCTTAAGACAAAACAGGAGCTAGAAGCTAAAGAATCTGATCTTCAGGAGAAATTAAAAGCTGATGGCAAGTACAAAGAATTGTACGAAAAAGCTACTCAAGATTTAGTTTCACTAAAGAAGCAAATTACTTCAACTACGGTGATGTCTCAAGTTAAGTCTGCCGCAGAAAAAGCAGGGTTTGTTAAGCCTGAAAATATCCTCAAATTTGGGAATCAGAGCCTTCTTACATATGACGAAGACTCTGGTGCCGTATACGGGGTAGATGCATTCTTAGAGAGTGCGAAGGTTGAATATCCTCAAATGTTTTCTGCACATAAAACACCCGTTATTAATCCTGTGACGCCTAATGGTGCTGGAACATTAAATAACGCGAAGCCCTTAAGTGCGCTCTCAAAAGATGAGATCATGAATAGACTTCGCTCAATGAAATAGGAGAAATTAAAAATGGCAATTGTTGATAATACATCGTTGACTGCAACGAAAAACGACTTGATCGTGTCTCTCGTTCAGCGCGAACTCATTTCTAAGGCAGTAGTGATGCCTACATTGTTGGACGCATCTGTGTATGCGGGCAAAGGTAGTAAGTCGATCAATGTTCCACGAGCTGGATCGTTCGCAGTGGAAGACCGCGCGACTGGGGTTGCCGCTGCACAGGTTGCTGTTACGTACGCAACCGACCCACTTGTACTTAACCAGATGTCTACAGTCGCCTGGATTGTTGACTCTCAGGATGAGATTGAATCAAGCGTTGACGTTCAGGTCGATCTTGCTTCGCGCGCAGCCAAAGCACAGGCCAAAAACTTTGACGTTAAAGTCATTGCAGGTTTGGAATCAGGCGCTACAGCTACAACGACCGCTGGAGCAATCACACAGGCTATCTTTCTTGAAATGAGAAAGAGCGTTTTGGATGCGGAAGGTGATCTTTCTGAAACTACGTTCCTAATGGGAACAGATTCAGAAGCTAAACTTCTAGCAATCGCAGACTTTGTGCGTGCGGATCAGTACGGTTCGGCTGTAATTCCTACGGGAGTTCTCGGAACTCTTTACGGCGTTAAAGTAGCACTAAGCACGAACGTAGCCGCTGACCAGTTCTATATGTACAGCAAAGAAGGTTATGCGTTCGCCATTCAAAAGCAACTCTCAATCGGAGAACGAGATGCTCCCGAGTATGGAACAGGCGCTAAGCTTCGCGTTCTAGACCAAAAATGGGGACATGCAAAAATGCAAAACGGTTCAT